ACTTCGTTCATCAACTTATTCCTACGGTCTTTTTAGAGTAATTACTTAGAACTTTTTGTTAGATTTAAGTCATACTGATCCCTTTACGGGACCAGAGACAAAAAACTTTTGTTGAGTTCTTTATCATTATAAAGAAGGAAACTATTTCTAGAGGGGCGGTTGGCCTGTACCCCATTACTCCAGCTGATTAATCCAACGGTACGATCATTAATGCCTCTTTAATCAAACATTACTGTCGCTGCGGTTGCTTTTTCTCAGAGCCGCAATCATTTAGCCTATCGCATGGCCTTACGTTGTCCACTTTCACGATTATCGGGGCGTGAGACCTTCAATTTTAAACTGATAAGGGACTATATAGCCTATGGTGCCTTCATTGCCACTTCATCCACATGCTCTGATGGGGGATAAAATTTTACAGCCGAGATGTTGCCATTATAGTATTTGCGTGTGCCACTGGGTAGTCGGGTTCTAAGTACGTCTTCTGTAACTTGCAGTTCGACTTCTCTATAGTGTAAACTACCTTTGGTCTTATGTAAAGAAACGATTAAGAATTTATAGTTGTCTTTGCCGTATAGTTCAATTGATTTGTTTAACTCAGTACTGGAACCTGAATACTTCTTCCAGTCTGATTCAATTTTAAAGTGCTTGCGGTTTTTTCTGCCTTTAACTGCCTTAGTACGATTGCTAAAAAATTGTTTCTTGCCTAAGTATTCTCTGCCTGTGTTCAGCTCCACAATTCTGTAAATGAAGCCGAACCACTCTGTTATATCAAACTCGTATGGAAATTCCCAGTGACCTAAGTCCATTGCAGAATATATTTATCGCCATCAGCATTGGACTTTTAGTCATTTGGTTACGATTCCTCACCATAGGTAGTAAATCCATTTTCTTTGATGACCATAAGAACATTGTTAACACGACCTGCTAACTCGTCTTTATGACTTACAAGGAAAATACTCTTATTACGCTCGCGTGACATCTTTTTAAGGATACCCAGTGAGTTTTCAACACCGCTAGTATCCATGCCGCTATCAATCATTTCGTCAATGAACAACAAATTGATTGGCATATACAAGCTTTCCCATACATCACGGAATGCCCAGCTTAGTGATAGAATAAGTCTATTACGTTCGCCTCTGCTGAGATTATCAAAGTCTAAATCTCTACCTAACTCTGTAATTTCAACAGATAGGTCATTTAGAAACTTAACTTCGTGCGGTAGTCCAATAGTTGAAAGATATGCCCCGAGTCTAGTGTTTAGATAAGCAAGATTCTGATCAATGATCCGCTTACGAACAAAGCTATCCTTGTTAGTCAGCAGCTTGAGCAGAAACTCTTGATGTTCTTTAATCTGTGTTAATGTGTTTATTTGATCCCATGTTACTTCCTCAATAGCTGAAGTTTCCATGTCGGCAATTTGTTCAACATATGGATCATTTTCATCACGTTTACGATCCAGCTGTTCAACCAGCTTTTCTAATGTGCTGCGATGATCTAATGCTTTTTCAAGTGAATCATAAATGACCTTGGGAGCAGTTCCAATAGCACCAATGACGTTCAGTTGATCTTGATAATCATTAGCTTTTTCTTGAAGCGCAAGCATTTGAGTTTGACAATCAGCATACTGCTTTGTTTTACCTTCGAGTATCATACCTTTATTGGCATCATGCAGTGTTGACCCGCAAGCATAACACTTGTGATCTTCGAGATCTTGTATTTCTTCACTGAGTTTTTGATAACGCTTTTCTTCTTTGGCATAGTCTGCTGTTAAGCTACGCAGCCATTTTTCGCATTCTGTTTTCTTTTTAACACGTTCATGATAAGCAGATAATTCTTTATGTGATTGAATCTCAGCTTCAATGTCTACATTAGCAAGATCCATGAGACCACGCTCTAATGTCAGCACATCTTCTTCGTGCTTTGTAAACCAAAGACGCTGTCTACGCCTGAGATTTTCAATCTGTTCAGCAATACGCTTGTTAGCATCCTGCACAGCTTTAATACGATATTCTTCAGCAGTAATTGCTTCTTTAGTAGTTTTAATTTGATTCTTTAAAGCTTCGGCTTTTTCGCTGAGTATAGTAATGCCCAGCAACTGTTCAATGATAGTACGCTGATCATTTGCTCTCATACTTAAGAATGGTTCAGTATAGGTGTTGAGCGCGAGCACATGCTTGAACATGTCATGCTTCATTCCCAGCAGGCGTTCGATATCCTGCTGTGTTTCACGACTGTCCCCTTGACTATCATCTTCGTAACCATCCTGCTCTTGTCCATTGACATAAAGCTTGAGAACATTGTGCTTGCGCCCGCGCTCGATCCTATATTCTTGACCATTGACTTCAAAATCAACAGTTACTAACATGTTCTTAGCGTTGGTACGATTTATTAAATTATCTTTTTTTATGTTAGTAAGTGCTTGCCCGTAGAGACCGTAGCTCAGTGCGTTGATAGCAGTTGTTTTACCCGTCCCATTTCTAGCACCAGAATCATCACCTCCTAGATCTAAGTTAACACCGAGGACAAGTGTTAAATCGTGTCGGTCAAAATTGATAGCTTGCGTAGCATTACCTACGCTCATAAAATTCTTCACAGTTAAATTTTTAATTACTAGCATCTATATCCTCAATTCGTAACAAAAGTTCGTCGAGTGTTATTGAACACTTATTGAACTTTGATAAGTTTTCTTTATACGGAAGCATCCTTAAGTTCTCAATGTGTCCTATTATGTAAGTATCAACATTGTTTCTAAACCCTTCAAATATACTATACATGTGATCCAGATGATAGTCAAGTTTGTTGCGACGGTCGTAGTTTTCTAAGATAGTTAGGTCGTTCCTTTTAGTTTCTGCCCATACTTTTTGTTTATAACGTAGAAAATCATCTACCATTTCTTCGGGAGTAGCTCTTCCGGCTATAAGTATCTTGAAAAAACCTGCCCTGATGGTTATCAGCAAGGCAGGTTAAAACTGTAAAAACTTTGTGATAAATTATCACCTCCCTATCTTAAAAGTTAAGTTTCTACAGTTAATTTTAATTTTATATTAAAATTAAGTAAAAATCTATATTAAAGTCCAGTGTAGATTTCCATAAGCAGCTTACGATCATATGAGTTAGTATCAATTGATTCAATTTGGCTCATTACAATCTGATCAACTGATTCAAAATTTGAATCTACTGGAACACCTGACATGTCCAATTCCTGCTTGTGTGGAATCAAACTAAGCTCACGAGGCTGATATTGTCCAGACATGGTTTCTTTGATAAACGTAGCTTCTTCATAGCTAATGTTGATGTCAATATTAACCTTAGCGTATGTTCGCTCATTGAGAAACTTCTCAGGATTATCAATCAGCTGAGCTAGACTCATCACACGATACTCGGGGCATTGATCCCAATTGTAATATACTGGTTGTTGTCCCCAATCCATAATAACAGCACCTCGGGCATTGTCCCATGCATCGGCAAAGTTATGAGGAAATGCATTGCCAATATAATGAATATTCTTTTGAACCTGTCGCTTGTGGAAATGTCCTGTAAACACCATTTCAACATGGTCAAAATCTTCTCGATGCAGTTCGCCGTGATCAGGCATTTCAACCATTGCGTTCATTAAAAAGCGCGGCAGTTCGAAATGGCCCATGACATAACGATCTTTTATCTTACGCATGTTCTTATGTTCTTCTCCAATAAGCCAAGGTACAAAGCAGACATCGCCTTCGCTATATTGATTATTGATCAATTGAATATTTTTAAACTTGCTAATGTACTTGATGCTGTTAAGGGTGCGTTTGTCTTTGTGATAAAGATCATGATTGCCTGGGATGAACATAGTTCGCAATCCAGTTTCATCTAATTTTTCTAATAGACGTAGACTGTAATCCATTGTTGTAATATTGATACTATTACGATTGTGATGAAAGTCTCCAAGGAACAGTATCATATCACAATTATTTGCTTTGGTTAGATTAATAAACCAATCAATATAATTCTCACAGTCTTGATTATGTTGGGCACTGTTACTCTTCATACCCAAATGCAAGTCAGTAAAAATGGCAGCACGATTAAAAAGATTTTTCATACTGCCATTATACTGTCTAATTTGAGCTAGAGCAAGATTTAACTTTTTCCTATCAAGCTAGTTGGGTCAATGTCGACAACAACAATCTCTTTGGCTTTGATTGAATTTTCAGTTTGTCTTGTATAACTGGGATTCAAACCATTCATTTCAAGAATGTCATCACGTAGATGTTGATTGCGTTTCTCAACATTTAGCACACGAGTAAAGCTATTGGCCATTGTTGCTGTATAGTATGCAAATGGATTGTTTGACTTTGATTCATCAAACTGTAGACCAACTTGGCTTAACTGTAGTAGTGCTTGACTACGCATTTCGTCGTTATATGTATAGCCTCTCCAGTTGCCTTTACTACCAAAGCGTTCGCACAGCTTCATAAACATACGAGCAAGACTATTAGTCATTGCGCCATGTTCTTTATTGAAGTTGCCGTTACTAAGTCCGCCTTCCCAATGGCTCTTACCTACGCAGATAAGTTCATCTTCATCATTATAACGATAATGTTGGAAAGGGGGAAAGTTGATCTTAGCATGAAGATCGCTTGCAGTTTTTGGAGTCTTTTTTCTACCTGGAGCTAGTGGGATATGGTCCCATGTCATAATTCGAAAAATAACTTCGGACTTTTTAATCTTATGCCAATCTATAGCATGATCATCAAGTTTAGTTTTCACTCCTGTAGCATTAGCTGCTTCCCATGCAGCTTTAGCTAATCTTGTGGCTTTGGCCCGTTTTGCTTCAGCAACTGTTCGTTGATTGATCTTGCTTATACTTGGTAAAATTAAATCATACTGATTATCTTCAGGAGTCAAATAGCTACAAAAACTATTCTTACTCTTATGGATCTCCTTTAAGAGATCCTTGTTTGTTAAGTAGGGGGTGCGCTTTGTTATTGTTGTTACCATAGCTTATTATATAGT